GTAACTGCTTCTTCGAATGCAGTATAGAATTGAATATCTTGTAATTCGATATTTTCAATTGGATATCCTAAACGTTGAGCACACCATTTTGTTACTTTATCAGCATCAGTTCTAAATGCAGCATCAGCATCATAAAAACCAAACGGAGTAGATCCAGTAGTAAAAAAAGTTGAACCAGTATATATTGCTATGTTAGCCATTAATCAAATAGGTAGTGTTTGTTATAAATATTGACTTAGTACAATATACTATAAGTCTCTTAATTCTTTATACATATTTAAAACTGACTCCACAATTGGATGTCTATGATTTGTTTTTAAAGTAATAGCAGCAACTCCTTTTACAGATCCTGCTACTTGCTTAGATAAAAAATACATACCAGAATCTTTTTTAGATTTTAAATCTATCTGAGTAGTATCGCCTACAATCACCATTTTACTTCCTTTACATAAACGAGATATTACCATTTCCATTTGTGAATCAGTAACGTTTTGTGCCTCGTCTACAATAATGAATGCATTTGAAAAGTTACGTCCACGCATAAATGCGAATGGAACGATTTCAATATCTCCGTCTTCAAAATACTTATCCACCTTTACTTTATCATATAAACGATATGCGTTATCGTATATTGGAGCAACGAATGGATCTAATTTCTCTTTTATTCCGCCAGGTAAAAAGCCAATTTCTTCTTTAGCTGTTACTACTGGTCTTGCTATAATAATTTTTTCAACTTCCTTGTTAAATAGCTGATCCAATGCTGTTTGGACTGCTACTAATGTCTTACCGCTTCCTGCCTGTCCTGTAATGATTGTTATATCATTTTCTAGAATTTTTGCTTTTGTTTCTTTTTGTTCTTCGTTTAATTGAAGTTGGAACTTAATAGGACTTTTTGGTTTACGTTTTTCAGTAAACATTGGGTCCGTGTGGTGATTTGAAGCCATAAAACTTATTTTAGTTATCAGCAATAAATATGTAAAAATTTATTTATTATAATAAACAAAAGAAGGCCGGAGCTTAGCTCCGACCTTACTTTTATTCTAAAAATTAGAAATATTAGTATCCTAATGTTTCTAAACCGTGTACAAATACGCGACCGTAGAATTCAGGACGAACCATTTTCTTAGCGTAACGAGTCATCAAACCTTTACGTGGAGTAAATGTTTCTGGATCGTATACTAATGGAGTCATGATTAACGGAATGTATGGAGCATAAACAGCACCAGTCTCAAGGAATTGAGATCCTTTATAACCCATCAAGATTGTGTTACCAGTCAAGTATGGATTCTTGTAAACTTTGTAACGAGAATTTAATGAACCGATTTTCTGAATACCGAATCCGAATTCTGATTTCTCACCATCACCATCAGAAGCAAATCCTGGGATTGATTCTAAGATAGTAGCTACTGCAGGAGATGTAACTAAGAAGTTAGCACCACCACGCAATGTCTTTTGGTGAATTTTGTTAGAAACTTGTTGCAATACAGTTCCGATAGTTTGGAACCATTCGCCTTGTGAGTTGTAATATCCAGTTAAGTTACCTGAAGTAGTTCCAGTATTAACTGTAGTGAATGATGAACCATTCCAGAATGTATTGTTAGCAGCTGACCAATAACCAGTAGTAGCAGCATTTTCAAACAACATACCTAACAATTCTAAATCTACTTCCATAGCGATGTAGTTAGAGATCATTGAAGTTACTTCTGATTCAGCATCTACCGAATGGTATGCGTTCAAATCTTGAGCAAATTCTGGAGTCCATTGTGCTTTCAACTTACGAGTTTTAGCAACGATAGCTTCAGATTTTAATTTGATATCAACTGAAGGAATAACGATTTGAGAAGCAGATTCAGCGTTTGGATAACCAGCACCTGAAGCATCTTCAAAATCACCACGAGCAGCTACAGTAGGTTGAGTATTGTATTCAACAATGTAGTTACCATTTACAGCAGCAACACCACCAGCTAAAACAAACTTAACGTTGTTACCAGAAATCGCAGTGAATTCTTGTAATACGTTAGCAGTAGAAACTGTAGCTGAACCTGAAGTATGAACTAAGAATGATTTAACAGCGTTAGCATCATAGTTAGCTAAAGAAGCAACTGGGAATAATACAGTTCTAACTGCACCTGCAGAAGCTTGAGAAGCTGAAACTGCTGAATCATAATTGAAATCAGCTAAAGTAGCAGATCCAGTTACAGCAGCAGCCATAGAAGCAGTTGTGTTAATTGAATAACCATAACGGCCTTGACCATATAAACCACCAGCTACATCTAAGTTTTTAACGTTTGGATGAGCATCAGCTTGGTTACCGTATAAAGAACCAGTTCCAAATCCATCTTTACCGTTAGTAGAATCAGACATTCCTAAAGAAGAATATTTGAAATCTAAATAAAATACTAGACCTGAAGGTAAAGACATTGGTTGTACAGAAACGAATTCTTTAGCAACGATTTCACCAAATACACGGCGAACTAATGGAAGAGCAACACCTGCCCAGTTCTCACCAGCACCACCAGCCATAGATGAGTTACCACCTGTTACGTTTGCTTCTTGAACCAAAGCACGAGCTTGGTTCTCTAAAATAACTGACATATTGTTACGGTCAGTTTCACTATTAAGGTTTTTTAACAAACCTGTTTTTTCCCATTTAGAAACTAAGCGTCCTGCTTCGTTTTGACGATCTGTCCATGGGTTTGCGCTTTCTAAAAGACTTTGTACGTTCATTTTGTTTTTTAAAATTAAATTAATTACTTATTATTGTAATCCCGCTAATTTAGCCCAGCGAGACATTTGTGCGTCAGAATCAATTACTTTATTAGAGCTAGCTCCTGCAATTACTCCTGATGCTTTTGAAGCGAAACCTAAAGATTCTTTAATTGGAGATTTTTCTTCTTTCTTAATAAAAGTTGAGATTAAAGACTCATATACCAATTTAGCTTCTTTAGCAGATTCTGCTTTATCAAATGTTTTAACTACTTGAATCTTTTGTGATTCAGTTAAGTTTTGGCCTTTGAATACCTTATTCATGTAAAGTAACTTAGCATTTAGCAAGTTAATTTCTTGTAATGAAGAACGAAGTTCATCAATTGTAGCTAAAGCTTGAGCTAATTCTTCTTCCATTTTGGATTTATCATCATCTTCATCTTTGCCATAACCTTCTTCTACTTCTTCTTCTTCTGATAAACCGAATTCAGCTAACAATTCGTCGATGTTGATATCGTTTTCGTCGATTTCTTCTTCGTTTACTGTTTCTTCTTCGTCAATCATTTCGTCTAAGTTGATTTCTTCTTCATCAGCTGGCATTTCAGTATCGATTCCTAAGTCTTCACCTTCTTCACCTGGTAATTCCTCACCTTGTGCAGTTTCTAACTTTTCGAATTCTTCAGCAGCAATCTGACGAATATATTCTTCAACTTCTTCAGGTGACATTTCAGTGATATCTTTATCATCTTCTTTTTCACCTTCTTCTTCACCTGCTTCTTCAGCTGGTGCTTCTTCTTCTGATTCTTCTCCTTTTTCTTCATCATCAGCTTCAGCTAATAATGCTTCTAAATCAAGAGTTTCTTCCATACTATCTTCAGCTTCTCCCGCTTTATTGCCTTCATTAACTTCTTCTTCCTCTTCCATCTCGTTTAACTTTGCAGCTAACATAGATTGTAATTGAGGAGTAAAAGCTTCTTCAAGAGCAAGTTTAGCTTGAGCTAACGCAGTTTCGCGTATAGTTTTAGCTTCAGCAATAGCATCTTTTAAGTTTTGCTTTGTGTTACTCATTTTTTGTCCGTAATTTTTAAATTGGAAATAAGATTATTGAATCAATCTTAATAGAAATTTTTATTTAATCAAATACCATATAGACATGGTATATTAGGTCTGTCATAAATATATGTGGATATATTTAAAGCGAAAAAAAGTGCCTTCTCTTTGCAGAAAAGGCACCAGAACTATAATACTGAGATTACAGTGGGGGAGAAATTATTTAATTCCAGCGTAATGTTGCCATCTACGTACTGTATTTTCATCAAAAGATTCATTTACTGATTTTTCAGCTAATGCATCTAATTCAGCTTCTAATTTTTCAATTCTATCTTCAGCTTTTTTAATATCTTCTTTAGAAAATAATCTAGTGTTTGCCTTCATTTTTTCTAAATGATCATATGCTTTTTCTACTTGAGCTTGTTTTAAGTCTTCTGCAGATCTTCCTTCGTTTGTAGTCATTGTATTTTCGTCTAATTCTGTTGATTCAGTATATGTTCCTTGTTTACCTGATTCAGGTGTTAATTCTACTTTACCATCTTTTGGCATACCTACATTGTATATTTTATTACTCAACATAGCTTTAAGAATATTATTAAGGAAAGTAATTTCTGGTTTTACTGTCTCACCATCTAAAGTATAAGTATATTTTTCATACTTTTTTATTTTATCATCATTTGATTCTTTAGCTTCATCCATTTTTGGTGATTTATTAAATTCATCATAAAATGCTCTTGCTTCTTTTTCTGAATCAAATACTTTTTCTTTAGTACCATATTTTACAATCCAAAAACGACCTTCTTGTTCAATACTAGATATTTCATTATGACCTAAATTAGCTTCATTCATTTCATCACTTTCATGTCCATCATTTTCGTATTCATGATATCCTTGAGATGCTTGATCAATATAATTTTCTGAATTTGAAATATGATCTTGAATCCAAGCTGGGATATTGATTTCGTTATCACCGATTTTAGCTTTTAATTCCATTGCTGAGCGAAGAATTGAATCTAATGAGTTTTGTGCCATTGATACTTCATGATCTTCACTATCACCTTCATTTTTCATTGTAGCTTTTTCAATAGCATTTGAACGTGCTTTTAAATAATCTTTACTATCGATTTTACCATCACCAGTTAAATCTTTACCTTGTTTTTCAGCTACAAATTTAGCTACAGTTTCTTTAACGATTTGTTCTAAGTTCATTATATATTATCAAAATCACAGGTACAGAATCCTGTTCGGTTACAAATTATTTCAGTAATTAAACTATCAATTTTAGAATAGTCTTTTGATGGTTTAGAATATGAAATAGATTCATTTACTACTTCCATATACGCACCTGGTGTTGAAGGTGTGGAAACGAAATCCCAACACATCAATTCAAAATCGTCTTGTACTTCAATTGTTTCGCCAATTTGACGTACAGAACCCATTCCACGAGATGAAATACCAACTGTAATATTATTATTAAATAATGCTTTTAATATATTACCTGATGGAGTGTTTAAGATTTCAATTTTACCATATAGATCTTTACCTTGCCAATTTAAAGCAATAATATTATGTGATACATTTTTTAAATTAATAACAGGTGAATCAGGATGATCTAATTCTCCTAATGCACGACGTTCTTTAATTGGGCCTTGTAAGTATTTATCAGCTTCGCGCTTTAATACTTCATAAGGATAAACACGTCCGTTACCATTTTTAGTTTCAGCTTTTTGAATTAATCCTTCAACGATCATTTTGCCGTTAGGATTTTGCATTGACTCCTGTAATGATTGAGGAGATGCAATAAATAAAGCTGTTTCTATTAATAATTGCTTTTCCATAATTAATCTAAGCTACTTTGTCTGATTAAATCAGCTAATGAGTCTGGGTATGAAACTTGAGTTGTTGGTTTAATTTCTGGTTTGTTTGCCTCTAATTCAGTTTCTAATTTTTGTTTATCCTCATCTGTTAAATTCGGATTTTTTAATATTTGGCGTATAGCAGACATTCTAAATATTTTTTGCATATCTGCTTTATGCTTTGGATTGTAAAAAATATATTTTGAAGATTTATCATTTACAATTTGTGTGATATTATCTTCAATCGACTCAGTTAAATTAGTTTTTTTTTGATCAGCAACTTCTGCTAATATATTACCAATTAATACTTTTAATTCGTCTTCGGTTAGTTTATCCATTTTTACTTTTTTAACACCATTTATAACATCAACAAAATTATCACTTTTAACTTCAACAGATAAATCAGTACGTTTTTTACGATCAATTTTCATTGCTGACTCATCATATCCTGCTAAATGAAGTTGAGAATAATAATTAGCGTTATCTTTTAAATTTTTACAAACGATCTTATCCGCTTTTTCTTCGTTAGTACCTTTGTCTAATTCATAACGCATTCCTAAATCATATTCTTGAGGATTGCACCAGTCATTTGCCATACCATATTCTTGTGGTTCAGCTTTAGCTTCAGTAATAATACCTTTACTTTTTAAGATTTTAACAGCATCACTAAATGATGTTGTGTTTGAAATAAATTTAGGCAACACCATTTTTACATTACGTAAAAATTGAGATTGATCTAATGTTCCTTCATTTAATGCTTTATACTGATCGAATATGCTTTTCATTATTCTTTTAAATTTTTAATTTTTTTGTCTAATTCAGTTAATCGTGTTGATATTTCTTCTAATCCACGAATTGAATTAGTAAGATAATTTTCAGTGGTTAGGCTATTTTCGTTACGTAAACGGATACTATAATCAACAATTTGATTTACTTCGCGTAAACGTTTTTTAATACCTAATATTGCTTTTGAAATTTTGCGTTCTGGTGATACTTCAGATATTGTTTTAGTAAATGAACGATATGATACTTCGTTAATCGGATCTTGTCCTTCATATTTAACAAACTCATATGTTTTTCCTGTTTTTGGTCTATTACCAACTACTTTAAATCCTAACTTTTCAGCCGTTTTTGTAGCTATATTTTTACCGCCTTTAGAAAACGCAAATTTAGTCATATATGCTTCTCCACCAGAAGTAGCATTTTCTTCTTCAATTACTTCAGCTATAGCTTGACGTATTAATTCGCGTAGATTATTCATTTTATTTTCTTGTATTCCTGCTACTGTACGGCCTTCATATTTATCTCTTAAATATTCAACCATTTCAGCATTCATGTTAAAATCAGATTCTAAGGGTTGATTATCGGATTTTGATTCTATAGTGTTAGACATTGTTTGCATAAATCCATTTTCAACAGTATCATCAACAATAGCACTCATTTCATCATCAATATCTAATTTATCTAACCAGGTTTTTGTTTTTTTAGTATCTGGTTTTGACATTGCTGCTCTTATAAATTCAAAAGTTGTTTTAGCTGCTTCAGCACCAGGTATAAATCCTATTAGTGTTCCTAAAGCTATATTTCCTAATTTTTCTCCTTTTTGTCTAAGAGCAATAGCTTTAATAACTTTTTTTAAATCACCATATGTGTTTAATTCTAAAGCCATTATTTAAATCTTTGATCTATTAATGTTTTAATTTTTTGTTTTTGAACTCCTGATACTTTTTCATTAATATTATTAAGTACAAATTCAAAAAATTCAGTTACTTCTTGTCCGTTATTAATAGTTTTTAATCTATTCATTAAAGAAGTATTAGATTGTAATAATCTTGTTACATTTTTAACATCTGCAGTTTGGTTAGGTATTACAGCAGGCATATTAGCGTTTATTGCTTCTTTAATTAATTTTTCTAATTCAGATTTTTTCATTACGCTGTTCTTAATTCATGTAGTAATTCGTAATAATTCATTAAATTTAAAATATCATCATCCTTAACATTTTCTGATTTAGGGATCATATTTAAAATAGAATTAACTTCGTTTAATTTAATTTGAATTTTCTTATCTTGAATTTTATTAGATAATACTTCTAATTCTAATTTAATATTTTGAGTTTGATTATTAACATATTCTTTTAACGTTACTGTATTTGAAATATTATTAATAAATTCTTTTAATAATGATTTTTGTTCTGGAAGTAGATTAGAATATTTTGTATTGAATTTTTCTACAATCATTCTATAAATTAATGCACGAGTACCTTTATCTTGTTTAGCATACTCTTCTAAGATTTGATCTTTAATTTGATTTTTATCTACCGCTTTATTAGTTAAAAATTCAAGTAATGTTACTTTATTATCAATAACAATTTTAGGATCAGTAAATTCAGTTGAAGTATGTGCCTCAATTAAATTATATATAGAAGCATTAATCTTATAGTTTTGAATTTTTGCTTTAAAAAAATCTTCTAAATTGTAACTTTCTTTAATGTCTTTAATCAAGTTATATTTTTCCTTACGTAATGCAGTTTTATTTAACTTTTCAGATAATTTTAAGATAGTTTCAACTAAGCCTTCTGCTTTTGATTCTGTTAATGAATTAACATTAATTAATGTTTGATATAATTTATGTTCTTTAGCTAGTTCAGTATTTGAAAAATATTTTTTAACTAAAGTTGCTGCTTGGGGTTCTTTATTAGACAAAATATCACTAGCAATTTGGCGCACTAATAGCTCAAATAATATGCCAGTGTTTTTGTATTTAGAATTTTTTAATTTAGACATGTCTTAGTATTACTCTGTTATAAATATCGATTAGTTTATATATCCTTAATATTTGATTCATTTAAGATCGAAGGTTCAGCTAGAGCATTTACTTTTTCAAATCTAATTTCATCTAGCATTTTTTTATTTTTTAAATATTCTACTCTAGTATTTTCTAATGTCCATGTAGCACCAGTACCAGCTGGGGCTTTTAATGGCTCATGCATACCTTTCGAACCAATAGGATCTCTACCTAATGAATGATCTTGTGTACCATAATCAGATACTTTTTCTTTAGGACGACCTACTTCTTTTTCATCATATCCTATAGGAACTGATTTTCCTTGTCCATAACGTCCAGTACCATAAGAAGTGGCTAAATCGTGTGGAGTACCATATGAAACTCCTGATTCAACGGGGTCGTTACCTTCGTTTTCAATTTGTGAAATACGGAATGAACGTTTTTTATCTTCAATAGTTTGATCACGATATTCACTATATTGATCTTCTGAGAAGTGGAATATATTTTGATAAATCCAATCTGTTGGTAATAAATTTTTATCAATAATACTTGCGGCTAATTCAACTTTTTCTTTCCATAGAGCAATTTTTTCTTGCTCATAAATTATAGATGGAGTAGTTAATGATAGTTCAAAATTTGTTAATTCAGCATTATCAAATCCTTGAGTATATAAGTGAACTAATGCAATTTTAGTTAATTCAGAAATAACAATACGTTGAACACGTTCTACTGTACGAGCAAAACGAATATCTTCAGATGCAAGAGTAGCTTTACCTGTTAAATCTTTTTCAAAACCCATAAAAGCTTTAGGAACACGTAAAGCAGCAAATAATTTATCACGTAAGTAAGATACGTCTTCTATTGCTGTATATTCTAAACCTTTTAATGTATCGATTTTAGTTGTAGTATCATTTCCTCTAACTGGAAGATAAAAATCTTCAGTTAAATTCATCATATTATACTTTAAATTATAGTCGCCTGTAGCTGGATCAATATATGGAGTTTTCTTGATACGTTGTTTCATTTTCTCCATATAACCATCAACTTCATTTGGAGCAATATTTCCTATATTAGTATAAAAAATACGTTTTTCAGGTGCACGCATAATACGATGTATTAACATCGCATCTTCCATTAAAGATAATTGTTTAAATATTTTACGGCCCGGCTCAAGATATGAACGTCCGTAAGGTAGATATGAAGGATCAGATAATAATCTAAAGTGAGCTATTTCATAGTTTTCAAAATAATCGTCTTTATTTGTATTTGTAGCGTATCCATATGATTGATTCATATTGATTTTAAAACGCACATAAGACGGATTAGTTGGATTAGTTCCTTCTTCACGTTGAACATCATATACTGAAAATGGTAGTACATTATATACACCATATTTTTCAGCAATGTCTAAATGTAGATAAAAATCACCATATTTACACATTGTTCTAATCCATGCCCATAAATTAAATTCAACATTTAAAACTTCATAAAATAAATTATACAACACACGTTGTAATTTATCATTTGATGATCTAATATGTAGTACTTCACCCTGCTCGTTTTTTAGAGTAGCTTCATCAGCTATAATATCTAACGCTGAAGCAATGATAGCATCTGTATCCATTGCTTCGTAGTCCGTGTAAAGTGAAGTACGTAATGTCTGATAATTCATTAATGGAGTATATGCTAGTTTTGAATTACCAGCATGGATTCGATTGAATCTATCTATTAATGAGTTTGTTTGAATATTACCGTATGTTTGCAAACGGTCAACATCAATTGTACGTAACTGATTTCCTCCTACATTACGGATAATTACATCAGTGGAGAATAATCTTCTTAGTCGTCCGAATAGACTAGTATCTATTGCCATATTATTTTATGTTACTCAATATGTATTATATGTTATAAATATTAAATATAATAAGGAACATTAAAGCAGCCAATTTAGATCGTAAGTGTTTCCATGTCCATCTTGCATTTGCCAAGGATTATCATTCATATATGTTCCTGAACTAATACCTGATGATGCTATATTAATATTATTTAATGCTGCTTTAGTTATATCTAACCCATTTTGATGATAAACTAACGCAGTATCTCTAATGTATAATCCAAAAGATAATGCCATTGTTAAGTCATCATTATATCCACCTTGTGCTTGTGCTTTACCATTTTCCCAAATAAATGTTCTTAACTCCTCTAACATACGTTTAGATTGGAATACAAATTGTTTCTCGCGTAATGTAGATTCTAATTTAGAAATAAATAATGGACGTGTTTTACCAGAGTTAGTTATACCTTGAACTGTTTGATCGTTTTCCATTTTGGATATAAAGTTATCAATAGATAAATCACCACCTTTAGGTGAGTAATATAAATTTTGATATCCACGTTCAACAATTGAGTTTAGAACATCCCAACCAATATTTGCATTTTCAACTACTAATAATGCGGTATTATATTCGGTTGCTGCTGTAACTAAGGCATTTGCAAATTCACGAGTACCAATTTTGGATTTAAATTCAGCTACTTGTCTAAATTCTTTAGTTGCTATAATATGAAAAGCAGAATAGTCACTTCCATCTCCACGAGCAACGTCGGCGCACACAATATATGTTTCAGATGGATTTGGGTATTCCCATATCCAAAAATCACCAGCCATACCCCGTCTTTCAACAGGATCTATAACATAGTTTTGTTCGTAATATTCTAATATATCATTTGTTACAACGTTATTACCGGAAGCTAAAAAGTCACATTCATATTCTTGGGCAATTTCTTGAGGACCCATATTAGCCTTTTCATTTTCAAACCATTGAGCATCACGTTCAGGATGTACATCCCAAGGTAATTTAATTGGTAAAAATGAATTTTCGTTATTAATAGCACCAACCCAAGTTTTATGGAACCAGTTACCAATACCATTTGGAGATGATAATGCTATACACCCACCACCAGCAGAAATCGTAGGTTTAATTGCAGTATAGATCCGATCAATTCCGTCAATAAAAGCAGCCTCATCAATTAATAGTAATGATACAGCATATGAACGACCAGCATCCGAAGCAGCTGATGATGCTACAATTTGGGATCCATTAGATAATTTTAATGATAGCTTGTTATTTGAATCAGGTTTTTCTTTACCTCTAAGCCATCCAGGTAATTGTTGGTACATAAATTGTACCTTATCTACCATGTTTACGGCTGTTGCTTGTTTAGTTGCAATACAAAGTACAGTTTTATCTTTATGAAACAACATTGTCCATAATGAAAAACCTGCAGCTAATGTTGATATACCTAATTGACGTGATTTATTAATGATTGAATAATCATTTTTTAGCCATAGTTTTAATACTTGTTCCTGAAATGGATATAAATTAAAATTTACACGTCCCCTAGTTGGGTGTTGTACCATACAGTACTTACGCATAAAATGGATTGGATCAGTTAGACATTTAACGTACTCTTGTCTAATTACATCTTTTATACTTTGCTCACTCATTTTGCCCAGTTTTCTAATGCTTTCAAATAACCATCACCCATATGATCTTTTATATTTTTTCCAGAAAATAATGATTTTAGATATAACCAAAGAGCACTTAATGATGTATCTCTTTTTAATTTATTGCCATTATTATCTAATCTTACTTGATAATTAACGTGGTAAAATCTAATATATGGTGTATGTGTTACTAAATCGTTATTATGTACTATTCGTAAAGTATCTATATCACTATTATCATAGTTTTCTTTAAATGTTTTATTACCTACTCTAGGACTACCAATAGTTGTTGAACGGACATTATAATTAGAATAATGTTTCTTTATTGAATGAGCATAAAGTGTTGCTACTGCTCCACCTAAACTATGTCCACAAACAACAATATCCGTAGTTTCACCTTTTAGATTTTCTAACGCATCGTCGATTGCAATGTATGTATCGTCTAATACTGATTCCCAGCAATATTTAAATCCAATATGAACTTTTTCACCATCATTAATAAATGGTACTTTATCGATTGAAGCATCATTTTGAAAATCTTTCTTTGATTCACTACCTCTCCATACAACATATATAGTTTTATCCTTTGTTGCTACAAATCCTTGTGTATCTGATTTTTTATTCTCAATCCACTTTACTAGTTCTAATCCATATTCACCCCAATTTATTTGATCTTTATTTGAATAAGCTAATATTGCTAATTTTGCATTATATAATGCTTGTTTTCTTGTCATAATATCATTTTGTATATAAATATATAAAAAGAGAGAAATCCGCTAAAAGCGGATTCTCATCGATAAACAAACATTATTATGAAAAACCTTAAACTTCTTCTTCGTCTTCTTCACTATCTAAATCAAGATTAGTTAAGTCAACTTTTTCATCTTCTGGTACATCCATACCAATTGATTTATAATAAGCTTCAATATCGTCTTTAGACATAGTTGCTTTATCCTTCTTTCTAACAGCAAATTCTTTTTTACCTAACATTTTAATATCCTTGCTATTAATTAATTTTAATAATAATTCAGAAAATTTTTCAGTTAATCCTTCTGCTTTTTTACCATCTAATAAACCATTTTCATTAGCATAATTTTTTAGTGGATCATCTAAACCAGCCTCTAAATATCCTTCTTTCCACTGATATAATAAAGCAACAGCTAAATCATCAGTAAGCATATTTGTCATTTTTTCTGCTGCTGTAATTTCACCTTGTTTACCTTTTAATGATTTATCAATTTTAACATCAGCCCGTTGTTGTGAACCTTTAGTAAAATAATCAGCACGTAAGAATTTATAATTCAATACTTTTTCTGATAATGTATTTGCTTGTTTAAAAGATGCTTGTTTTTGGGCAAA